TTTCCCTGATCCAGTGCGAAGGTCTGGGATGTCAAATTTTTGAGGATCTGAGTTGTCAGGTCCTCAAGGGTGATAATCCCGCCTTCATTTGTTGTCGGATCAATAAAAATCAGTTCTTTTCCTTTTGGGATCTCTGTTACTTTGGTCAGTCCGTTCGCGTTCTGACCGTCCTGTGGTAATGCCATATTATTTCTCCTTTCCGGTGTCCGATTCGGACACCTTACGCATCTACATTTACGCACATGGCTTTGTTTCCGATCACGAGAAGCTTATCTCCTACTGTAAGAGCCATCTGCACATATCTGATAAACTGTCCGATTACAACTCCACCGAACATATAATCATCATTGTTTACTGTTACTGAATATCCATACTGAAGGAATGCTTCTCCCTGCTCTGTCCTCCTGCTCCAGGAGAACCATGCTGCCGGATATTCCTTCGTGACTTCTCTGCCGGCTTTGTACAATGCCGCTGATACAGTCGTTGTTCCGTCTCCATTATCCTGGCACTTGGTGTTGTACAGGAGCGTTCCATCGGTCACTCCCTGCAGGTCTGTTGTGGTCTTGGATAATTTCGTCTCAAAGCCTTCCATGCCACTCTTGATCTCAGTTACTTCCTGTGAAGTAGTCTGAATCGCTTCTTTTGCTTCCTGGGCTTTTTGGTCCACCGCTGCAATGTCCTGTGCAAGTCCTGCAGCATCTGATATGATTGATACAGTCTGAGTGTCCAAGAGCTGCACTCCGGAAGAATCGTACAGGGAACACCGGATGATCTGCACATCCGGAGATGATGGTGTGTATACTGTCAACAGTTCAGCGGATGAGGAGCCATACTTGATCTCATAGGTCTTTCCGGAATCCTTTGATTCTTCGATTTGGAATTTTCCGGAATAGCTGCTCACGGATCCATTGTCATTCTTATAAGCTGAGAACGTTACATTTGCCGGTTTCAGTGTTTTGTCATCTTTTTGCTTCCGGATAATCTGGGTGCTAACCCGAAGATCATAACTCAGACCAATCTTGCCGTCTTTCGCCTTGCTCACTGAGAAACGCTTTGTAATCCAGGAACCCATGGACTTTACAATCATCGTCTTGCCACCGATCACAAGTCCCTTCCCACCAACCAACAGCACCTTTCCTTCCAAGCCATACAGTGCCGATATATCTACATATCCGCTATCCGTAGACATGGCAGTTACCTGGTACTTCCGTAACTGTGGATTCCATATGCCTGTAATCCCAGCTGATGCTACAGCCTTGATCTCATCGATATGATCAGATACGTCTGTATCGCCCAAGAACACTGAGAAGACTGTATAACAGGAACTGTAATCCCCACCGGTACCATCCGTGTAGGTATGGACCACATGAGCATCATTATTTAGTGATGCTGACATTGCGTCCAGCGTTGAGATTCCGGATAAGGTTTCCAGTGCTTTCTTGGCTGCGTCTGCCGCTGCAGATGCACTGTCTGATGCAGAGCTTGCCGTGGATTCAATCTCGGTGATGTTCTGTGTCATCTTGGAATATGCTTGATTCAGACTCTGACCAGAATCATCCAGCCAGATACGATTGCTCTTGATGACCTGTGTACTGTCATTGATTGCTGTAAACAGACTGTCTATATCCAGTTTGGTTGCGGCAATGTTGGCTGTGTCAGAAACCATCTCATTCACAATCAGCCCATCAGCGATTGCTCCTGGCTGTACACCAGTAGAATCAATCAGTGTTCCTTTACCAGTCTCATCAAAGAGAGCAAAGGTGAAGTTTCCCTGTGCATCCCTTCCGGCCTGCATCCTGACTACTCCGTTTATGTCTTTCCATTGCTGGGTTGCCCCGGATATCTGAATACCGCCATCATCTGACATGATCTTGAACTTATTGGTACTGATCGTACCAGCAAGCAAATCTGCAATGGATACTGATTCCATCACTGCCGTTCTGATCAGCGCTGTATCGATTACCGCATTATCAGAAGTCAGGTGGATGTTCTGCAGATCACCGATACCAGCTGATCCGGAAAGTACAACTTTAAGATTTGCGTACAGCGAGCTAAGGATGTCAATCTCGCCATATACAGCTGAGAAATCTGTAGTACGAATGGTTTTAATGTCTGCCTCTGCAGCCTCAAGCCTTTTTGTATAAGTCTCTTCAAATTCTGCAACGTTTCCTTTTATGCTTCCGGTCTCGATTTCAACTGCATCCAGTTTCCCAGAAACCTGTACATATTTCGTATTGAGTTCTTGTATGTATACAGAATTAATAATTCCATCTTCTAGGTCAATGACCTGCCTACTATAGATCCCATCAATCGTATCACCATCAATCTGGCCATTATCATTTGTGATGTTGTCAACAGTATTTGCAGTATCTTCATATTTCTGTGCAAGCTCATCAAATGTCAGGACTTTATTCGCCAGCGTACAGCTGTTCTTTTCCGGTGTGTCCGGATAGGTCTTCATTCTTACAATACGCTGTTCTTCTCTGGTGTCAGTGAGGTCATCAAGCAGTGTTACCGTGTCACCTATGCCATATTCGAGAATGCTGTATTTTTCAGAATGCTTTGCCAGGTCTATCACATTGGCCGAGTATGACGTATAAGGCTTACTCATGTCTTTAAGCTTTGCCTCTGCATCCTCTTTTAATGATTCCGGAACTGTATATCTTTCGTCTTTCCAGATACACCTTTTGACTTTTGAGCTGTATTGATGGTTTTCCAAGTATGTCTTGCCATCATTCACTGTCTCAATCGTTAATCCGTCTTTGCCATATGGCTCTATCTCTGTATAAAAATCATATGAAGTTGACTGTACAGTAAGTTGTGTAAGATTCAGCTGGTTCGAAAAGTAACATCCTTTGTCTTCACCAACCGAAGTATATACATTAACTATCTGGTCCTTTGAATTGATCGTAATCTCGCATCTGTATGTTTTAAGAGCCTGCTTTAATACATCCAGTGCAGAAACATTAGACATTGATAATGTTCTTTTCTTACTTACTTCGCATATTCCAATCGTCCAGCCCGTGCCTGCAAACGCAAGCTGCAGGGCATTTCTGATGGTCTGCTCTTCTGACCGGAATTCGCGAAAAGCTTTTCCCTCCAATGATTCCAGATCCAACTGTGCCCGGATCTTGGCTGTACCTCCTGAAGTCTTTTCAATCTCTTTCACAACATAGCGGTCATCTTTGGTTTCGATATATCCTTCATTTTCGATTGCATTTCTTATATTTCTGTAGGGTGCAGAAAAAGAGAGTGTTCTGTCATCCAGTTCCAGAGCACTCTCTATACACAAATCCGTATATTTTTTCAGTCCCTTTACCGGGACTTTGTTTTTATCCAATATTCTCAGCATACAATACAAAATCCCTTCTGAATCATTTGTTATTCAATGATCGGCATCAATAATACAATCTGATTCGGTGTGATGTGCATCTTAGAAACTTCGCTCTTGCTGAAATATTCTACCTCAACATCGTTTTCTGTCTCCATGAGTGTCTTTATATCCTGCCCATATTGTTTTGTATCAAGGATCTTCACTCTTCCATCACTGTTCGCGATAAGTTCACCGTTCTTATCTTTTTCTCCGTATTTTTTCAAAATGTCGTTCTCTACTTTGACAACCGGTTCTGCTGCCCGCATTAATTTGTAATTATTGTTTGCTATTTTAAAAGCAAGCTGCCAGTCATTAATTTCTTTATTTCCGGCAATAGTCAGCACCTTCTGAATTTCTTTGATCGTTTCATTTTTTAATTTCATGTCATTCTCCTATACATATCTTGGTTTATATTTCAGTGTAACTGCGCATTTGTCACTCGAACAGCTTATTGTATTTGTGCCTGGTTTCAGTACCGGGAATTCCCACATATCTGCATCGGCAAATTTATTCAATCCTTCCTGCAGTACTGTACAATCCTCACCATTAATGATAACCGTTTTTCCGGCTTTAATATTCCTGATCGTAATCGTCTCCTTTTCTCCGGATATACGATTATAAGCTATTCCATCAATTTCCACGGATGCCAGATCTACTGATGGTGTGATTTCCACAATGCAAGGCGCCTCGTCATTTCCTTTTACGGTTATAGACTTTATTGTATTTGTCATATTTATTGATATCTCTTTGCCAAATTCATAGCCTATAAAATTCAGCGTCACCTCGTGACATTTACGTTTAATAGCCTCTTTCACTGTTATTTTATCCAGTACGCATTCAAAACGATTCGAATATCCGTCAAGTTCCAGTTCCAGCTTTTCATACATGATTGCCAGTAGATCACTTCGATTATGTATAACATCTTCCTTTCCTTTGCCATATACTGCAACAGCCACGGTTATTGTCTTAAATCCTTTTGTGCTCTTTTCCATAACAGGTGTTTCAAGTGCTGCTGGCCACTCACTTTGTGGCTCAGCTTCTCTATGTTCTATTTCATATCTCAACTGTTTTGCTGAAAATATGCTTATATCGATACCATTGACTTTCATCTCATCCTCCTTGTTCTCAAAGCAGTATTATTGGATATTTTCTCTCCAAGTGCATCCACTGCCTGATTCTGATCAACATAAGCCATATATTTCTTTTCTGCAATTATCTGCAGATATGGCAGATATTCCATTAAAGCATCCATAGTTTTTTCCGGAACTGCAGTATTCCTGGTTTGTGTCTGTCTTTGGAGATTATCTGGATAGCTCATGCTTTCACGAATGGTTCCATTGATATCCTCCATTTTATTTTCGTATCCTATTCCAAAACCCTCTGCAGTATAGGCCCCAATCTTTTCAAATACCTTTGATGGACTGTGTATATCCAGCCGGCTTCTTGCCTCATTAACAGCCGATGCACACATATTCGCTACTGCATTTATTACGCTGGACCTTCCTGCTGTGATTCCATTTGCCAGACCATATGCCATATTTAACCCCGTATTGTATATTGCATTGGTATCAACTGACTTTGTCATGGATCTTGTTGCATTTGTTCCAACCGTCGCTGCAATCGTCTTTACGCGTGGGTTTCCCCGCTGTAATGCATTATAAATCGCTTTAACAGTATCATTTCCAAGTTCCACCGCCATATTAACTGCCGTGCTTTTAGAATCTTTTATTCCAAGTGTCAACCCGGATACAATATATCTGCCTGACTGCCTCGTCTTTTTAGATGGTGAAGCTACTCCAGATGCTTTATTTATACTGTCAATCGTCTTGATTCCAAGATCTTTGCCCTCTTCTGTCGCCTGTTTCTGAGCCTCCTGCATTCCCTCAACCAAACCTTGCACGGTATATTTACCACTCTCGTTGGCTTGCATGTTCATAGACTGTCCGAGTTCCTGCCATGCATTTTCTCCTCCTGCTGCCAATTCTCCTACAGCCTGTGTCAGATCCTGCCCCCACTGCTCACTCATTGATTTAATATCTACGCTTTGTTTCCATAAATCATTTGCCTTCGCCAACTCGTCCGTGGTCATAGAATTGAATGCCTGCACATATGTTGAGCCTTCAGGTCCCATGTCGGCCAGCTTCTGCAGTAATCCCTCGTCGACACCTTTTTCAGCAAGTTCAGTCAGATTCTGTTCCCAATTCCTTACACCATCAATCTGGCTCTGCATATTTGATAATAAAGTGTCTTTGGATATTTCTGTACCGGCATTAAACTCTTCAAACATATTCATCTGAGAGTCAAGGCTATTCTGCACGCTTTCCTGCATTGTCAGAACTGCATTCGTCACATCAGTTGCCAATGTCTGTTGTGCCTGTGAAAGGCTGTTGAATGCCTCAAGCTGTTGTCCTGCAGTCTCTATGCTCAAACTGGCTGCCGCCTGTTGCTGTTCCACAGCCTCTGTATTGGTATTAACCGCATCTGTATTGGCATCGGTCGCATCAGTGTTATTTTCTGCAGCCACAGTATTACTCTCAATATATTCTGTATATGTATTGATTTCTTCCTGTGCATCATTGACAGAATCATTTAATTTTTTCTGAGCTTCTTCCTGTTCTCCTTTTTTCTCAGTGAGAACCTGTTCGTCTTCTGCCATTTTCATACAGGCATCTGATACAGTCATCAATACACCGTTATATTCAATCTGGGCTTCTGATGTATCATAAATCTTGGCCAGAAGTTCATCTGCTGTCTCAGTTCCCGCATATTCTGCATCATTGAGTTTTCTCTGGGCTTCTTCTCTTTCCTTTTGCTTATCAAGTACAGCCTGTTCAGCTTCTTCTCTTTTTTTCTGGATCTCATTCAGTGCATCTGCTGTCTTCTGGAGCTGCTGTTCTGATTTTGTCTGTTCAATTTCAGCATCAACAAGTTTTTCTGTTGTCTCTTTGACTGCTTTCTGAACAGCCTCAATCTTAGCCATCTCAAGAGAATTTTGTATATAGTTCTTCATTTCTTCGGAACCCATACTAAGTTTTCCGGTTACAGAGTCAATCTCTAGTCCCATGTCCGGAAACATTGTATTCAATTCTCCAACTACTGTTTTCATTCTATTTTGCTCAGCAGTTGTTAATTTGGTTTTGCTTGTCAGTGCATCCAGTTCATCAACCAACTTATATGCTGTAGCTTCACTGGCAGCATTTCCTGATACTGCATCTTTGATACCATCGGTAGCCTTATTCAGAGCTTTCGCTGCTTTGCCTGCACTTTCATTGACATCATCCGCTGCATCTGCCAATTCATGCGTAGAATCTTTTGCTATCTCAGTATTTTTTGAGAAAACAACCAGTGCAGTTGTAAGGGCAACAATTCCCCCTACAACAAGCGTGGCCGGATTTGCCAGCATTGCAAGATTGAAGCCGCTCTGGGCAACAGTTGCACCTTCCGTTGCTACAGTCATTGCTGTTTGAGCAGTCGTTAATGTCTCAATTGCTTTTCCTGCTTCTGATGCAGTCTTTAGTGTTTTTACCGCACTATATACCTTTAGGATCTGTGGTCCGGCGATTCCTGCCGCAGCTCCTACTGCGCCAACAACTGCTGTAACTTCTTTTACTGGTTCTGGTAGTTCCCGAAACTCCTTCGAAATCTTTTTTACTGTATCAGTAGCAGAATCAATCGCTGGTGCTAACACTTCAAAAAACTCTCCTACTAATTCTGAACCTGCAGTCTTCAGATTATTTGCTGCTACAGTTGCTTTATCCCATGGATCCAATGTAGTTTCAAATGTATCCTCTACTACATTTTTGTAGTTATCCATAGAATCTGACAAATCATCCAGGCTGATTCTGCCCTCTCTGATTCCGTCAGCCATAACCTGAGCGCCTTTGCTTCCAAAAGTATCCTGCGCCAATGCAAGAGCTTCTGTGCTAGTCTTCGCTTTTTTAATCCTGTCAATTGTCTTTTCAAGTCCCTGCCTTGCACTCAGCCCTTCTTTTGCATAATTATTTGTAGCTGTTTTCAGTCCTTTTAATGCAACTCCAGCATCAACACCATTTGTCTCAAATATTGCAAGTAAATTGGCTGATTCTTCCACGCTAAGGTCTAACTCTTTAAACAATGCCGCATTAGAATCCAGCTGCGACATCAGCTCAGTCACGCTTTTTCCGGTTTCCTGTCCTCTCTGTGTCAATAATCCAAGAAATCCGCTAGTCTGTTCTGTAGTGATTCCAAACTGTTCCATAATTCTGTCAGATACATCGATAGATTCATTAAGATCCGTATCATTGATTTCAGCAAATTTCATGAACTGTTTTGATGTGTCCTCCAGAACTTTTCCGGTTTGTCCAAAACGTGTATTTACTTCTCCGATTGCTGTTCCGACATCCTGCATATCTGCAGGCATGTCCCCGAAAACATTATTTGCACTTTCCTGAAGACTATCTAATGCTTTTCCTGTTGCACCGGTCTTGGTGACAATGGTGTCATAGCCTTCATCCAATTCCTTCGCCGCATCATATGCACTGGAAGCCAGATCACGCATCTTTCCGGAAATATTGTCTGCAATCTCGCCAATCTTTTCCGTGACAAAAATCTTATTGACTGAAGTATTCAGATTATCGGTTGCTTCTGCTGCCACATTGACTTGTTTTCCGAATGCATCGATTGATGTTGCGCACCCATCAGCGGACTTTTCAGCTTCCTGCATATGCGCACTGTTTTCATTCAATGCTCTTGTTGCAGTGATTGTCTGTGCTTCAGCATTATTCAGACTCTTCTTCCAGTCCTGTACACGGCTTTCTGCTTTCTGATAACTAACTTCGCCCTTCTCCACAGTGGTAGATAACTCTGATACAACCTTCTGCTGTTCGGCCATAGCCTCCTTCGTTGTATCCTGTGATTCTTCCATTTTCTTTAATGTTTCCTGGGCTTTTGACAGTTTGGTTTTATACTGTTCCAGTTCAGAGCCTACCCGGTTATAATCTTCCTGTGCATGTTCCAGACCTTTTCTTACAGCTTCTTCTTTTTTTGCCTGTTCATCTAAAGTACGCTGTAAAACATCATGCTTTTTTCTTAACGCTTCAAGTGTATTCGCACTTCCTGTCGTCTGAGCACTGACCAGTTTCATTTCTGATTTCATTGTTGCCAGTGATTTATTGCACGATGTTACCGCTGTCTTAAATTCTCTCTCTCCATCCAGCGCAATAATTGCACCTATTTTTCTCTGCTTTGCCATGCTCAGTCTCCTATTTTAGCAATAAAAAATCTGCTTACCATCACACAGTAAGCAGATCTTATTTTTTTATAATCCACGGATCATTTAACAGATTTGCAACAAACCTCGCTCCCATGATCCATATCACAGCTTTCCAAAAAAGATATTCTATAGAAAATAGCAAGACTGCTGCTATTGCAAATGATAATATAAGCAATGCCGGTTGCATATCAAAACCTCCAAGGCATGCAACAAATACAAATAAAGCAAGTACAATCGTACTTCCCGCATGATATTTCATCCATCGTATTGCTTTTTGCTTTCCATTCATAAAGAGTCACCCTTTTTATTATACGGAACTTTTCTTGTTGCTTATATTATACTCCTTGTAGTCTTACAAGTCCATAAGTGAAACTTCCTTTTTCTCTTCAAAAAGACACCTTTTGGTCTTGAAATTATAGAAATTACGATATTCAGCAAACATATCACACCATTTTCCAAAATACATTTTTGATATTTCATTTTCTGTATAGCCTATTTCATGACCAATGAGAATAACCCACGCAAAATTTATGGTGTTTTCTCCTTCGTCTCCTTCTGCGTGGGGTTCTGGTTTTTTCTTTTAAAGCATCTCATAAACTCTTCGTGTAACAGATCACTCAGTTCTCCAATACTGATATCCACCATCCGGATCAGATCTTTTTCAGAGTACTTTATTTCCTGTTCGCTGCATTCAATTCCCTCTTTTACAAATTCCCACAGTCCATAGTGCACGGTCTTAATATCTGGCAGTGTCGATTTTCCAACGCTCTTGCCATTTTCATTTACTTTTGCACTTCCGTCTTCATTGTAGATCGGTTCAAAGCCAATCAGCTTATTTTCAAATTCTGAGATATCTCCATAGTCTTCCTGAATCTTTTCAAGGACTAGCATGTCACATCTGATCGGAAGTTTTACTCCCGATAATTCAATATGATTTATATTTATTCCAAGCATATTCGTTCCTTTCCAGGGCTGGCATTCTTACCAGCCCTCTGTATTCTCTTTTCAGACACTTTCCTGAGAACTAGTTACACCAAAGAATTTATAAATATAGTCGAGAGCTTCTTTTTCTGTATCAAACTGCTTGATCTTTTTCCATGTGCCATCGTCTTCCTTTAATGCACGGCCCGAAATAGATGGAGTCTTATACTCAATAGAATCTCCTTTTGTAGAATATTCCTCAGATGGTTCACTGTATTTTACCTTTACAAGAATATTCGCTGTAAAGAACCGTACCCCATCGATCTTTTCTACGGTTACCCAACCTGTACCTACATAGCTGCTTTCATCATTTGCATTCATTGTAACTTCTTTGCTTTCAGTACTCACTGTATGTCCAAACATTTTTTCATGTGCTTCAATGGGAAGCGTGCTCGTTCCAAGGGTAACATCTGCATAGTTAAATTCCTTGTCATATTCAGCCTGACCATCATCCGCATTTAAGCTTCCTTCAGCGTAGTTAGGAGTTACATTTAAGGAAATCGCTTTACCTAATACAAATGGTGTGCTGTACTTTCCAACTCCTGTTCTCGGCGCTATGATCGGTTTTCTTAATCCAATATATGCCATAATTCATCTCTCCTTTATTCTTCAATGCTACATTCAAAAATCATATGTCTTATAGTATTCTCATCTTCAGTCTGTATGGTCACTTCCGGAAATGTAAAGCCAGCATCAAACAAAGCTTTGCGGATTTTTTTCTTCCAGCTTATATAGGATTCATTTGCCGGCATAAAAAAATGTATCTGCATACTGTTTACTACTGTTTCCGGTTGGTCATCAGCGAACTCAGTTCCATAATCATCAGTAAAATTATATGTCACAAAACGTTTAGCTCCACCTGTATACAGATCTGGTACACATGGAACTCCAAATGGTTTTATTGCCGCGACAATTTTTTCAGAAGTCTCCAAGTTTCTTCATCTCTCTTTCAAATACTTCCTGCATTTTCTCAGTCACAGCCTCCTCACTTTCTCTCACCGCCGGACTGATCACAGGTGTTGCTGTTTGTTTTGATGTTCCATATTCCAGATAACATGCTTTTTCCATATTGCTGACACCTTTATCGTCTTTTCCTGTTGGTCGAACAGAAATACTGTACCCTTCTTTCGTCTGTTTCGCTTTTGAAGCTTTCATTGATTCAGCAAGAGCTCCTGTAGCCTTATGCGCTGCAGTCCTTCTTTTTACATTTTCTTCCAGAATAGGAACGGCTTCTTCCAACATAGTTGGTGCAAT